ACCTTCTTGATTATCTTCGTACGAAAGTCGAAGGTGAATGTGATGCTTATATCATTGGACGCAAGTAAGCCGACTCGGAACGGATCGTTCATCCCGAAAGGGACGCAAAAGTTCGCTAAAGGAACGGGGCCTTAAAATCCAATTACTTTAGGAGAAACCAAATGGCAAAAGTCACATACAGAGGAGTCGAGTACGACTCAAAGGAGTACAACGCAAAGGTACTCGCAGAAGCAGCACAGCGCCAAAGACATGAACTCATGTACAGAGGCTTGAAAGTTGCTAAGTCTGTATAATCAGACCCATACTTGTCTGATGAACCCCTACATATCGTAGGGGTTTTTTATTAGATAAATATTACGTTATGTTAAGTAAATAGATTGGACACAATACACACTACAGTAGTACTATTGTCAGGAACCATTGCCATTACAGGAGTATTCTTGGCAATGATGTACGAAATGGATTAGTAAATGAGTAGTTTTTCCTAACTACGAAGTGTTAAGATCCTCATAATTTGGGGATCAAAAGCTCTAAATAGTGATAGAATTAAGGACAAGGCAATGATCTAAAGGTTTTCTTTATTATGTCAAGGCCCCATTCTATAGGAGGAAAGTTATGAGAAACAGGATGTCTAGCAATCAAATGGCAGAATGGATTCATCACGACGACTACTATCCCAATCAGGATCAACTAATCGACGAATACTTTGACTGCATGATCGATTGTAATGACAATTACTGTAGAAAAGTATGTACCGAAATCTTAAAATAACATAAAAAAATGAACGCTATAAGACCCACCGCAAGGTGGGTTTTTTTATTACTTACTGCCCTTGACAAATGAAAAAAATAACGATATAGTATAAGTAATCTTTAAATATTATGGTAATCACATTTTATGCTATACTAGTAATCGCTTTCATATTATTAGTAATGTTGACGTACTACAACCCTCACAGGTAAAGTAATATGAAGATAGGCGACCAAGTTCGTTACATAGGTAACACTCCTGAGTTTTTACGGTCAGGGGTCGGTGATGTACCACCCTCTGAGTTGATCAAAGGAAATACATACTTAGTAGAACATGTTGAGACTAGTTCTCAATATACTCTAATAAAGTTGATCGGAATACGAGGTGAATTTAGCATAGAATGCTTTGAAAAAGCAGTAGGTTGTATCCGACAAGCGAAACCCCTAGACTACAAAGAAAGTTATGACCAAATCCCAAAGAGATACTAGCCGTGGCGAAAATGAGCTTTTAGTTTCAAAAAAAGCGGAAAAAAAATTCGGGTATTTTTCTGCCCTACAGGGTCAATTTTTAGATCTTCCACTTTCTGACGCATATAGGTCAAAAAGAGACACATATACTAAAGCAGAGGTAGATGATCTAATCAAACACGCCATAGACGAGGCCAGACGCATTGATGAAGAATCAATGGCAAAGCATAATCGTGACGCTACCGTTATTAGTATGATTCTCGGATTCACTGCTCTCGCACTATTTGTGGATGGATTACTTAGATTATTAGGTATCATCCCTCCTTTTATGGAAATAGATATAGACGTTCTTGATAAGATTGTTGAGAGGGTAGAGGAGAATGTCATAGATAGAATACGTCAAGTTCCAATACAAAAAATACTACAATCAGGTTTTAGATGAATGATTTCACAGTTTTCATATATGCGGTGTTTTTCTTTGCTATCGCAGGCGGAACATTTGCCTTTATGTGGAAAATGACTACAATATCAATAGAGTCCATAAATAAACCAACTAGAAGAGCAGTGCATCCAGAAATGTCTGAGGTACAATCTGGAGATGAACTTTTAGTATTCAAACCAGAGTCTGAGGAGGACGAAGATGACGAAGGAGATGTTTTTGTTGTAAGAAGATGATTAGTTTTTTATTTTCAGCGGCGGGTTTACTAAATCTGCTATTTTACATCTTTGCAATCGGTTTTGTTATCTCATTGATACTAGAACAGTTTGTTAAAGACAACGAGTATAACCTTTTTATTGTGCAAACAAATAGAAGGTATTGTTGGAGACAAGCATGGTATACAAACATTACATGGTTTTTTTGTAATGTAGCACTATACATTGCATCCAGAAATGCTGCACCACCAGTAGACGATTTCTGGAGAGGAATGTAATGTTAGAACCAGAATTGAGACAAGAACTGAAAGACCTCATAAATGAGGTTCTTGATGAAAGAGACCACGAACGTAAACTAAACGGCCCTTATGATTTCCCCGAAGAAGATTAAAACTATTGGTGACAGATGCTTAAGGCAAAAGTCAGAAGAAGTCGAATTTGACAAAGATGAGATGTCGAAACTCTATGCGGAGATGTGTCAGGCGATGTGGATGGCAGATGGCATAGGTTTGGCTGCACCACAGATAGGTGTCAATAAAAGAGTCATTATAGTAGATGAGTCTACAGAGGAACATGGAAAATATGCTCATTTGATGGTAAATCCCAAAATAACGTGGAAAAGCGAAGAAAAAGTTCTACTTGATGAAGGATGTTTGAGTGTACCAGACCAAAATGGCGAAGTTTTACGATCAAAGTCGATAAAACTAACCTTTCAAAATAAAGATGGTAAATATAAGAAATGGAAACTAGATGGTATCGCTGCCAGAGTGGTTCAGCACGAAATTGACCATTTAGAAGGTATTTTATTTGTGGATTATCTCGATGCTAAAGACAATTAAGAGACTTTTGGGAATAAAACCCAAAAAACAAGAAATGAACAACACTAAGTACAAATGGAACAATGAATACTCATTTCATCCAGCAATAGATGAAGCTCTTCATCCCCCTAGACAAAAAGACAAAAATGATGTAGAATGAAATTATGACTTTAACCACATTTTCTAAAAAAATTAAAAAGGATACTTCTAAATCTCACTCAATGGCTGAGAATACAGGGTTTGTCACAAACTTTCTTGCTGGTGTGGTAAGTAAAGACAGTTATAAACAACTTATTGCAGACTTTTACTTTATATACACTGCTCTTGAAGAACAGGTAGACAAATTTAAGAATGATCCTTTTATTGCACCTATAGCGTTTGATGAACTCAAACGTGTGCCTGCTCTGGAAAAGGATTGTGAATTTTACTGGGGTAAGAACTGGAGAAGCATTATTGCTCCTACAGATGCCTGTAAGAATTATGTTGCAAGACTTAAAAAGATAAATGCTAAGTTCTTAGTAGGACATCATTATACACGTTACCTCGGTGACTTGTCTGGTGGTCAAATATTGAAGAATATTGCAAATAAATCCATGAATTTGAATGGAAAAGGACTTGCCTTCTATGAATTTGAAAACATTCCTCATGCAGGCAACTTCAAAAACAGATATAGAACAGCTTTAGACAATCTTCCTATCACTTGGTCTGATGGTGAACTGATTATCAACGAAGCAAACTATGCTTTTAAGTTGAATATGGATGTTTTTGATGAAATAGGTTCAAGTAGACCATTTCCTTTATTAGCAACCATGAGAGGACTTTTACAGTTAACATGGGGAGCAATCCGATCTAAAAAATGACACTTTTCTTGATTATCTTTACGAATCTGATTCTTTATGTTATATTAAGAATACACTTAGTTCGTAAGTTTCGTACATCTTATTCAATTTACTTGAAAGATGAGAAAGGTAATAGGCAAACTCTTGCCCATACCATTGCATATCTCTTAGAACAGACAGAGATACAGAACAGAAAGATCAACTATCTTATCGAAGAATCAGAGAAGCAATGGTTGACCATTGAACAAGTGAAGGTTGTAACAGGTGCCGATAAATACTGCACTGAACACCCAGAAAAACCACCAAAATTAGGACTATGAGAGATCAAGCATCAGTAGGAGACGAAACTCCAGAAATAAAGTATGATAGAGCATTATCTCTATTTACAGAATCAGTTTTAGCACCAGATCATCAACTGAGAGGATGTGCTCATAATCAAGGTTGCTTTGATGAACTGATGGAGATCAGAGAACATGTCTTAGAATATCTCAAGACATTAAGAGAGGTCACACATCATACAAATGCAGATGAAAGCGATGAGATAGAAACTGCAAAACTAATACAAGCAAAGTCTAGATGACCTTACTTGAGAAACAACTCTTGATTGTCAGAAAGTTAAGAGAATCTTTAAGTGAGGAAACCAGAGCGTATTTTTACCTATCACCTGTGCTAAATAGTAAAGTAACGATACGAAAAAATACAAGATGTGTGTTGAATCTCAAAGAAAAACAGCGAAAAGATTAATAAAAGTTGCAAAAAGTAATCCGACCCTTTATACTAGAGAAGACGTACTCTACGCCAAACTTATTAAAAAAGCGAACAAACGACCAAAACATGAAAATCTTTCTTGATACTGCCGTATACGAAGACATTGAAAAAGCAAATCAATCAGGTCTTATAGACGGTGTGACAACAAATCCATCACTAATACTTAAGAGTGGTGGTGATCCAGTAGAGACAATCAAAAGAATATCGGGAGACTTCCCATTCTTTGAATCTATATCAGCAGAGGTAGTTGCAGAAAATGCTCTTGAGATGGTAGATCAAGCACAAGCGTTCAAAGACATGCAGAACGTTACTATTAAAGTGCCACTAACAGTAGAAGGACTAAAGGCATGTAAGTTATTATCAACTGATGGATTTACTGTGAACGTAACACTATGTTTCTCAGTTGCACAGGCAATACTAGCATCAAAGGCAGGGGCTACATATATTTCACCATTTGTAGGAAGGGTTGACGATAATTCATTTGATGGTTTAGGGTTGGTTAAGGACATTGCGAAACTATATAGAGAACACCTGTCAAGAACTCAAGTTCTTGCTGCATCACTCAGAAATGTGAAAGATGTTGCAGATTGTTTCTCAGTAGGAGCAGACGTTGTTACTATGCCCCCTGCTATATTTGGCAAGATGTACAACCACATTCTAACCGACAAGGGATTACAATTATTCCAAGACGATTGGAACTCAATCAAGAAAGACTAATGGCATTATCAGAACAAACCTCAGAAAGTCTCAAGAAGGCAGAAGTCCATCTTCGTGACGCACTTGCGTTTGCAGCGAGAGTAGAGAAACCTTATGTGGTAAGAGAACTAGGCGGTATTATCGCACATCTTGACAATATTCAAGGAACGGAAACCTTATTCGATAAGATGAGCACCGCTATCGACAGGATGGAAAAGGAACAAGACAGTGATTGACTTAAGATATCGTGATGAACGTATGGCAATACGCCAACAAGCATTTCTTTCTTTAAAACAATTCAACACTCTCGAAAATGTCCGCCACCTGTACGAATTCTGCCACCTCTGGGTATCGCAAGGTAAAACCGATACCAGAGGAATCGAAGAAAGTTTTCTTAGATACAGAGAGAACTGTAGCAATCCGTAAGGGTTCTATTGCAAGACTCGGCCACATAGAGGGTCGGGTTCTTTTTGTAGGTGACAAACCTCATAGAGGTTTAGATGGTAGAAAACTATCTACATATCTTACAATATGTTTTAATGAAGTCTCTCACGGTGCTATATGTGTTTTTGAGCATGAGTGGGAAAAAGTCAAAGTAATTAAGTATTAATTATGTTCACAATTTACGGTAAAGATGAATGTCCTATGTGTTTCAAGGTAAAAGTTGTACTTGAAATGTTAGGTAAGGAGTATGAATACAAAGAATTGAATAAAGACTATACAGAAGAAGAATTCGAGATGAAGTTTCCAGATACTCTTGCCTTGCCTCAAGTAGTGTTAGATGGTAAGGTTTTAGGTAATGCCAATCAAACCTTGAAGTATCTGAAGGAACATAGATTAATTTAACATGTTTCCCTCAGATATGGACATAAATAAAGGCGTAGAACTTATACTCAAAGGAGATAAAAAGAAACCGCCAAAACAAACACCAAAGTTCTTCGATATCAAACTTTCCTTATTTGGCAGAGAGTTTAGACTATCGTTAGATATAAAAAAGAAAAAAAAGTAACTAACCTTGGGAGGAATCCAATGGAAACAACAGTAATTCTTGTTATCTTCAGTATAATGTGCTTTACATTTTTGATATTAGGTGGTATAATTGGATGGTTAGCCCAACAAAACAATTACGTCAATATGCAAAATCAAGGTGCGTTTGGTACTCACCCTGAGTTGTATGATGAAAATGGAATGTTAATTCCCGATGAAATAGTAGCCTTGAGGTTTGAAAATCCAAATGACAACAGCGAAGAAGACGACAGCGACGAAGACTAGATCTACGTCAACTAGGAAGAAAACTTCCACTCGTAAAAAAACTACTGCCACTAAACCAAGGACAGTAACAGTTAAAAAGAAAGAACTGCCTCCAAATCCTATGGTTCATGAACTACTGGAAGCGGTTGACTCTGAGAAAGTAAAATCAAGAAAATTAGACATACTTCGTACTCACGGAGAAGATTCATTCAAAATGACTATGATTTGGAATTTTGATGAGTCTGTAATTTCTATGTTACCAGAGGGTAATGTTCCATATCAACCTGTAGAGGGCGATGTGCAGGCAAATAGAGAGAAAGGATTACCACAGAGAACAACTATTCGTAATTCCGCTAAAAACTTTTACCGTTTTGTAAAGGGTGGTGATGATCAATTGAATAAGATAAAAAGAGAAGGTCTTTTTATTAATATACTTGAGACTCTACCTCCAGCAGAAGCTGAGATCCTTGTTCTTGTAAAAGATAAAGCTCTAAACACAAAATACAATATCACTAAGGAATTAGTGTCAGAAGCATATCCAGAAATTACATGGGGGAATAGATCCTAATGAAAGTACTTCACGAAAAGTGTGATCCTAAATTAGCAGAGGACAAAAAATTACCATATACAGCATATCTTGTAGAGTATGTTGATAAAGAAAATGGTGAGGATAAAGTCTTCTATGACATTACAACATGTTTGAAACAAACAGATATGTTTGATTATTATTATGATAAGTACAAAACAGGACTAAAAGGTTGGAAACAAACAAAGGGTATTGTTAATCCTAAGTTGTGGAATCCAGAAGAACCAAAGAAAGAAAGTTCATCTAAGCCATCTCAGAGAAAACGTAAATGATTAATCCCATGAGTGTTGTGAAAAATGTGAGAACTTCATATAGTAGATTCTTACAGAAGAATATCAAAGAAGTAGAAGTGCAGTTCGAGGATGAAGAGCCTGCATGGATTCCTTATGATACCTTACTTGCCATGATGAATTTTGAAGGAGACATACTAAATGGCTGATGAGAGGAACGTTGCTGGTAGTAAATACTCTGGCGACGCAAAACAAGGCAAAATAGAAATGAATCAAGATGAGTATAAAAAACTCATCAAGAAGTATAAGAAGACAAAGAAATATATGAAATCTAATCTGTTTCAAATTAAAATGATGGATGGCACAGAAAAATTTGTGACAGAATTGATGAAAGAGGCAGAACAAGTACAAGATGAATTATGAATTAATTGATAATTTTCTTGATCCCGAAGACTTGAAAAAAATTCAAGATCTTTTTTTAGGTAGTAAAATTGCTTGGAATTGTATAAATGGCATAGTTTTGCCTGGTGATGGTGACTTTCAATTTGTACATGTTTTATATACAAATTATGCACCAGTAAGTCCATTCTTCAATGATTTGAGTCCAATATGGAAAAAACTCGATCCAGTATCTATCGTACGATGTAAAGCTAATCTAAATATGAAGACACCAGAACATGTAGAAAGTGCATTTCATAGAGATGTTGACAATTGCATCACGGCCATATATTATGTAAATACTAATAACGGATATACCGAATTTGAAAGCAACGGTATGAAAGTTAACAGCGTAGAGAATCGACTTGTGATTTTCGATTCAAACGAAAAACACAGAGCGGTGACAGCTACTGATACTTCTAGAAGGTCAGTAATTAATTTTAATTATTTTATTTGATATGGACAAAAACCATCTAAAACTTATTATTAAAAACTTGAAAACTGTTATCGAGGAGTTAGAGGCAGAAGTATATTCTGATCCTACTGCTTACGTTGAACCAAATGGTAAAAATGTTACCTACGCAGATCAAGAAGAAATGTAATGGATGTAAAACTAGTAAACATTACACCTGACGCAGAGAAGACTATGGCGTATATCGCCAGAGTATCTAATCCAAGTAATCAGGACAATGAAAAGTTTGCTGGATTGTTAAAATACTGTATCAAACATAATCACTGGTCAGTATTTGAACAATCTAGTATGACTCTTGAAATTGAAACGACTCGTGCCATTGCAGCACAGATTCTACGTCATAGATCATTTACTTTTCAAGAGTTTTCTCAGCGATATGCTGATAGTACAAAGTTGGGAGAGATTCCTATCCCAGAACTCAGAAGACAGGATGAGAAGAATCGTCAAAATTCAACAAACGATCTTGATGAGTTTGTTAAACAAAAGTTGGAATTACAAATGAACACTTTGTTTAGCTCCGCAACTGCTTTATATCAACAAATGTTAGAGGAGGGAGTTGCAAAAGAATGTGCCAGAATGGTCTTACCACTTTGCACACCAACAAGAATCTATATGACAGGTTCTTGTAGATCATGGATTCATTATATTGATCTGAGATCCGCTCATGGAACTCAGAAGGAACACATGGACATTGCACATGCATGTAAAACTGTATTCATAGAACAGTTTCCAATCGTTTCTGAAGCATTAGAATGGAGAAATGGTGTGGTTGAGATTCAAAAACAAATCAAAAAAGAACTTCACGGAGAAGAAACTTAATGGCAACATACCCTGTAGTCAACACAAAAACTGGTGAACAGAAAGAGGTTGTAATGAGTATCATGGAGTGGGACAAATGGAAAGAAGACAATCCCGATTGGACAAGGGATTACTCAGATCCATCCACAGTTCCAGGCGTAGGAGAAGTTGGGGAGTGGAAAGATAAGTTAAGAAAGTCAAAACCAGGCTGGAATGATGTTCTTAAAAAGGCATCAAAATCACCAGGTTCTAGAGTAAAGACACTTTAATCAAATGCCAAGAAAAAAGAAGACTAATGGGGATCAACCCATAGGTATCGGTTTAACTACAAAACAAATGAAACGCAAGAAACCGATTGGAAACACTTATCTTCTTGATATTGAACCCATTACTGATAATCAAAAGAAACTTTTTGATTCATATGCAGAGGGAAAACATCTAGTTGCATATGGCACAGCGGGAACAGGAAAAACATTTATTTCCTTATATAATGCCCTTGCTGATGTATTAGATGAAACCACACCATACGAAAGAATCTATCTTGTGCGTTCTTTAGTATCAACTCGTGAAATTGGTTTCTTACCAGGAGATCACGAAGATAAAGCAGATATTTACCAGATACCATATAAAAATATGGTAAAATATATGTTTCAAATGCCAACTGATGCTGACTTTGAAATGTTGTATGGTAATCTCAAGGCACAAGAAACAATCAAATTCTGGAGCACATCCTTTATCAGAGGAACTACTCTAGATAATGCAATCGTAATTGTAGATGAATTTCAGAATCTTAATTTTCACGAATTAGATTCAATTATCACTCGTATAGGTGAAAATAGTCGAATTATTTTCTCTGGTGATGCTAGTCAAAGTGATTTGGTAAAAACAAATGACAGGAATGGCATACACGATTTTCTCAACATATTGCGTAAAATGCCATCCTTTGATATAATAGAGTATGGCATTGATGATATAGTTCGTTCTGGACTTGTCAAAGAATATATTATTTCAAAACTTGAAATTGGTCTTTAATGTTTAATCATGTAGAACTGAATCTTCCTAAACTTTCCAGAGAAACTATTGACGGTGTTCGATATTACTCTGTTCCTGACGAAGATGAATTAATTAAATTAGTTTCAATCACATCTGTTACAAGTCATTTTAACAAAGAAATTTTTGTTAATTGGCGAAAGAGAGTAGGAGATGAAGAAGCAAATCGTATTACTAAAGCAGCTACTACTCGTGGCACTGACTTTCATACACTTACAGAGCATCATTTATTGAATGATGAGAAACTTCCAAAAGTTCCTCCAATATCTAATTTTCTGTTTAATGTGGCTAAGCAAAAAATTGGTAATATAAATAATATTTACGCTTTAGAGGGTTCTCTCTACAGTAAGCAATTAGGAATTGCTGGAACAGTAGATTGTATTGCGGAATACGAGGACGAGTTAGCGATAATAGATTTTAAGACTTCAAAAAAACCAAAACCTAGAGACTGGATAGAACATTATTTTGTCCAGTGCATGGCATACGGTTGTATGTTATATGAACTAACGGGTATATCTGTTAAAAAATTAGTAATTATTATGTCCTGTGAAAATGGAGAATGCATCGTCTATGAAGAATACAACAAAGCAAAGTATATCAAACTCCTCGGAGAATACATTAACAAATTTATTCAAGATAAACTGGAACTCTATGGAACCGAATAAAGAATTAGAACAGGCAATCGAGAATAAATTCTTGACACCTTCAAAATTTGCACAAGAGATTGAAAAGATTGTTGCAGAAGAACAAGACTTCAATTATATTGATGCAATCTGTTACTATTGCGAAACTAACAATATTGAGGTAGAATCAGTATCGAAGTTAATATCCAAACCTTTGAAAGAGAGATTAAAATGGGATGCAACTCGTCTTAACTTCATGAAACCCACATCAAGAGCTAAATTGCCTTTATAATGAAAAAATCAGAATTAATTCATTGGAGATTGCAAGCGATGCTTCGTGAGCATACTTTCCGTGATTTACAATACTTAGGTGTTAGACCTGATAGTATTGGTATGGATCAACATTGGTATCGTATCGGTGAAGCAGAAGTTCCCGTAGATGCAATTACAGAATTAGATAGTGAAGAGGAAGATGATGAAAGTGACTCCATTTGAAACCTATCAATCATATCTATCAATGAAAAGTCATTTTACAAATAATAAGTATGACTTTTTTCGATATGGTGGTAAATCCCGTGCAACTATTACATCCTTTAATAAAAGAAAAGATAAGTATTGGTTTGAAAAAACATCAAGAAAATATTCTGATGGTGAAATTGTTGATTTTTTACTTGCAAATTTCGTAACTACAGATAATCCAAAGAACCTATGGATTGGTGAGATTATTAATTCTGGTGAAAGAACATATGCAGACTGGATGAGAAGAAAACAGAGTATCTCCTACTTATTTAAAGAAGAGTCAGAAAAGTTATTAGAGGAAAATAATTTAGAACAATTATTTGAGTGTGGAAAAGGACATCCTATTATACTGAAGAGATTTTTAGGTGGGGATATCTCACTTGAAACTTTTGTAATCTATGATATAATATTTTCATTCTCAGAAAAATTTGACGAGAAACTGTTCGATCCCGTATGGGAAACCGTCAGTTTAAAAATAAGGAAATATAAACCTTTCCTAAATATTAATGTATTCAACTTTAAAAAAATACTACGGGAAATCGTAAATGAGTGATTTTTTTGATTCTGACATAGTTCGTGAAGAACTACAAGAGATAAACGAATTGCAAATGTCTATTTACAAGAATGCAATGAAGTTTGGAACTTTTAGTCGTGAAGATAAAGTTGACCACATTGAAAAACTTACTGAATTATTAGAAAGACAAAAAGTAATGTATACTCGCATTAGTCTCTCTGATGATAAAGAAGCAATAGACCTTAAGAATCATTTACAAAAATCAGTTGAACTTATGGGATTCCCAGAGGGAACTGATATGTTGTTATTATTCTCTGGTATGTCAAATACTATTGAGAACCTTAAGAACTCTATTGACAATTGATTATTAATCTGTTATAATCTAATTATCCAAAATATCCAATTTATCCGAGGTATCCAAATGTCTTTTAAAGACCTTAAAAAGCAGTCTAAACTTGGCTCTTTAACAGCAAAACTAGTTAAAGAAGTTGAGAAGATGAACAACACGGGCGGTAACGCTGATGACCGTATCTGGAAGCTAGATGTAGATAAAGGAGGTAACGGTTATGCTGTTATCAGATTCCTACCTGCACCCGAAGGTGAAGATTTACCATTTGTAAAACTATATTCACACGCATTCCAAGGACCTGGTGGATGGTTCATTGAGAACTCACTCACAACACTTGGACAGAAAGACCCAGTTTCCGAGTATAACTCATTACTCTGGAACAATGGTACTGATGCTGGAAAAGAAACAGCAAGAAAGCAGAAGCGTAAGTTAACTTATGTTAGCTAACATCTATGTTGTGAAAGATCCTGCGAATCCTGAGAACGAAGGTAAAGTATTTCTATACAAGTATGGAAAGAAAATCTTTGACAAACTTACTGCAGCGATGCAACCTGAGTTTGAAGATGAGGAAGCAATCGATCCATTCGATTTCTGGCAAGGTGCTAACTTCAAGTTAAAGGCAAAAAACGTTGCAGGATACAGAAACTATGATAGTTCTGAATTTGCAGCACAAAGTCCTCTACTTAACGATGATGATGCAATGGAGTCACTCTGGAAAAAACAGTTCTCACTTGCTGAGATTGTTGCACCAGACCAGTTCAAGACATATGATGAGTTAAAGACTCGTCTAGATTATGTTCTTGGCAATAAGAAGTCCGCTGCACCACAGTTTGAGGAAGAGGATATTGATCGTGGAGAAGCAGAAGAGTTAGTAACTGCTGCTGTATCAAAACCAACTCCTGCAGTAGCAGAAGAAGAAGATGATGCATTATCTTACTTTGCTAAACTTGCAGAGGAGTAATGAAATATAATCAACTCTGCCTTACACTCTTAGTAATCGCAGCTTGGATTAATTTAATTTTTAAATAGGGGTCAAACGACCCCTTTTTTTATGGGTTTACTACGTTTGTATTTTCAGTTCCCGCTATATTTTT